CCAGCCCCTGCGCCAGCCCCTGCGCCAGCCCCTGCGCCAGCCCCTGCGCCAGCCCCTGCGCCAGCCCCTGCGCCAGCCGTCGTGCTAGAGATGTCTACAATAGTCTCAGGACGGAACGACCCGTCTGTGGACGTAAGCCCGACCGCCGCCAGCGACTCGCTCAACCCGGAAGACGCATCAATAGTTCCAGAAGTTTTACCTCCTACGATGCCCCCGACTATCGACTTCGTTATGGCTTCCGGTAACGTATCACCAGTGGCCAAAGCGATGAGTAGCTCTTCGGCGCTTTCCTGCCCAAACTCTTTTCCTGTAGACGCCGCCGCTCTCGGTAGGTAGTTGGTGAGCGCATCCGAGTAGCGCTTCACTATCGCTGCGTCCAAGATGCCAGAGGTTGCGGCGGTGATAATGCCCGCGTATCCGGCGGCGCGGTCAGCTATCTTTGCAGCTTCGGCCGGGGGCGTCCCTTTCTTGATCTCTTCGTTGTACTTCTCTCTACCAGTAGCCCCTGCCGACTCTAGAGCGTTGAAAAGCATATCGGCGGCGGCTCCCGCCGCTAGACCCGCAACCTTGGTGATTCTCCCAGCCATACCCACTGGTAGAGCCTCTTGCAGGATCTCTTTGCCAATCTCAGTAAGCGCCAGCGGGTTCTGGTACAGCGCTTTGACGCCCGACGATAGCTTGCCCCAGTACGTGTCTTCGTTCTTGACTGCGTTGATGAAGTTGTTGCGGGCTTGAGTTGTTGCCGGAAGCTCCAAGCGGCGACCGATCGAGTCTATGTACTCGCCGAACTTGACCCCGGCGTTGTTTCGGCTCACAAGCCCCATATTTGCAAATGAGGTGCTGAGATCAGCGATCTGCTCACCCGCCGCTGACAAGATCGTAGACAGCCCCTGCTTTACGATGGCGCCAGAGGTGCCCTCAAGCCCGCTGATAGCGTTTACGGCTGAGTCAACGATCTTGTCAACAACATCTACAGTCTGCTCTTCTCCAGTTGAGCCTACTCCCCAGATTTCTATATGAAAAACCCCGGTATCAGCATCATACCAAGACGAATACGGTTTAGGGGTCGAGGTGTACTTGCCAGACAAAAGATCTTGTATGGACGCGCCCTTCAAAACCTGCGGGTCCAAATCAAGCCAAGAGCTTAATTTAGCAGAGCCCTCACTAAGCTCTTGCTCAGTAAATTTTGATAGAGGTTTTCCTAGGGCAGTAGCGTAGCCGTCAATCAACCGCCGTATTGTAGCTTCGTTTTCAGGAGCAATGTTCAGCTGCCTGTTAAGCTCTATGACTGGGTCAGAAGGGGGGAAAGTGTAGGTACGCCCGCCGTACGTAAACGAGTTGTACCCCCGCTCCCAAGCCAGCGCGGAAGCCTCATCCGGGTTGTCTGCTTCGTCATTGCCGATAGCGAGTACCGACATAGAGCGGACGCGCTCGTTCAAAGCGTCGTCGTCAGCTCTAATAGCCGCCAACACGTCTTGCTCGGTGGGCGCAGCCGCCGCAGGCAGCGTGTACTCTCGACCGCCCCAGGTGAACTTAGAGTAACCTGCCTCACGCGCCAACCTAGCTGCGGTGTCTACGGTGTCCGCGTCGTTCGCACCTCCGTACACCAAAGACTGCTCTAGAGTCCGGGTCGCGGCCGTGTCGGCGGCTTGGTCCGCGGTCCCGAACCGTGCCTGCAACCTAGAGGTTTCGTCGCCTGTGTCTGTTTTGCTGTAGTACTGGTTGTACTTGTTCAGCTCTTGCCCGAAGCCTTGCAACGCTCCCGCGATAGCCGCTAGCGAGCCTGACTCTACGGCCGATATGACGTGTGCGGCTTGGGAAGCGAGCGCAACGTTCGGATTGTTCAGGAAGTTGTTCGCCCCGGAGAGCACCGCGCTCCAGTTCTTGTTTTCAACCCCTTGCGCGATGCTTATGGCGGCGTTCAGGTCTTTGACCGGCAAGCCCGAGAACTGGCTAGCCAGCTGCGATGCGCCCGCCGTGGCGCCCCCGGTCAGGGCGCTGGTCAACACATTGCTGAAGTCTCCTGTAGCAACAGCCGAAGGTAGAGCACCCGCGCCGGCACGCACAGCGCCTGCGGCCGCGTCAGCCAGCGTTTGACTGCCGGTGCTAGCTAGAACGTCTGAGCCGACAGACGAGGCGAAATCGCCTACCCCCGCCGTAATGCCGCCTCCTAACCCGCCGACCAGCGCGCCTCTTAAGACGTTGCCGCCCGTCAGCGCCGCTTGCCCCGCGCCGAGAAGCGCCCCCGCACCAGCGCCGCCGGCAAGCCCCCCGCCCAAAGCCGTAGACAGCCCTGGAGCAAACCACGCAGAGCCCAGCGCTATGGCCAAGTTGCGTAGTTGAGCGGCGTCGCTGCTAGAGCCCCACACCGGGATAAGTCTGCCGCCTTGCGTGGCTACAAGACTTACGTTGCCGTGGCCTCCAGCAGTCCAAGAGGCGCGCTGGCCGGGGGTGAAAGACGCCTGCGAGAGATCAGTGATTCCTTGGTCAGCCAGCCGTTGGGCAAAGTCGGCGGCGACAATGGGCAACCGCCGCCCACCAATCTCTGCCTGATCAGTGCCCGCGCTGCCAATGCCTACGTTCTCTCCTAGCCCTTGCCAACTATCCAGCAGTTGCTGCGATAGTTTATTGACTACCTCGGATTTGTACGCGTTTCTAGCCCCCTCGGCGGCTCGGTTGTACTGGCTCTCTACCCATGAGTTGTAATCGCCAGGAAAGCCTTCTAGTGCGGACCCCGCGCCTCTACCTAGCGGACCCGAATCTTCGAATCTTACAGGCGTCTCGCGCTGTAGTTCGTATTCTCCCAATGCTTGGTTGTAAGCGTCTTCGCTGACATCGGGAGCTCCGAAGTAGCGCTGCGCCGCCCCCAGCGTTGTAGGATCAAACCTGTACGGAGAGGTCTGGGCCGCAGCCCCCGTGGACGCTAAAGACAACCCGCCTGCTGAGGTGCCCGTTGAGGTCCCCGCTGACGCCCCAGCCGAGGCGTTAGCCAGCGCCCCGGTCGTTGCCGATGTGTTGGTTGAAGTGCTTGAGGGCATCCCCGTCAGCGCCGCCCAAGCGTCATCAGTTTGCTCGCCAAACTGCGATGTTGCGGCGTTTCGTATGTCTTGGTCCGTGTACCCCTGCCCGATAAGCTGGTTGTAGTACGCGGTCTTTTGCAGCGGCGTCATAGACGCTACCGCAGGATTGAGCGCCAGGGCCAAAGCCCCCCCGCCGTCCGCGCTGCCATCTTGAGCTAGATATTGAAGCGCCATGTCAAGCCACCTGCGGGTTTACAGCGTTCAGGACTGCCTCTGCCCAGTCAAACCAGTTGTCAAATTCTTCAGTTTTCGGAACCGATTCGTTCGAGAAGAAACCGAGGTTGAACAACCCGTTGCCCCAAGCTCTCCAGTCGGTACGCTCGTCTGGTATCTCTAGTTGCTGCGCGGCATACTGCTCCACCATCAGCGCCGCCCACGACTCAAACGTGTGGTAACGCGGATCATACACAAGAGCATTAGTAACCACGCACGTCTCCCACCGAGGCGTTCAGGATCACACGACCCAGCTGATAGTTCCCGCCCACGGTGTTGGATTCAAATTTTAAGCGCAACTCACGTCGCTGCTCTTTCATATCTATCTTGCCAGTGCCAGGGCTGAACGTGTAAGGGCTAGACGTCTGGTCTTCAGACTGCGCGTAAGGGCGACCCGTGATATACAAACGCATGTCGCCGCTCTGCACGAAGTCCGGCTCAACACGCTCCAATCGCAACCATTTGTTGGGGCCGACGGCGGAGGGTTCAGCTGGCCCGCCTGACACCCAACCTAAGTCGTTTGTCTCAAAGTAGCTGGCTATGGCAGCAACGTTCTGCCCTTCAATAGCGTCTGTGCCGAACTCATGTTGAAAGATACGGACAAGATCGCTTTCGGTGCTGAAGGTCACAGTCTGCGTGCCGGAACCGGTAGCTGCGAGTGACAGGTGGACGCCCTGCGCGTATATTGCGGCAACGGGTACTGAAAACCCCGCGCCCCCGCCTATGGACGCCGGGGCCGCGCTCAACAAGTCGTTGACAACGTAGCCCTGCCCGCGATTGGTGAGCGTGACCGTGGTCACCGCGCCGCCCGAAACTACTATTGTGGCCCGCGCCCCGTTCCCGTAACTACTTGTTAGAGCGATATTTGTGTAGGTGGCGTTTGCGTACCCCGAGCCGCCCGTGATAACGCCTAGAGTCTTCAAGTTGCTAGTGGTCAGCGCCGTGACCGTTGACCCTGGAGCTACGTTGGTTCCGCTGGCCACTTGCCCCACGACGATGTCGCCGTTGTAGGTGTCCGAGTACGCAACCAAGCCCCCGGTCGTTAACACCAAGCTGGAAGTGGTCACCGTCTCAGAGGCTGAGGTTTCCCAAGAGGCCGCTACTGGAAACGCAAACACCTGCGAAAAGTACCCCGCCGAGCGCCGAGCGCCGAGCGCTTGCCCCGCGTCGTACCAGGTGTTTTCGCGCACGTTGTAGATGATCGCGTCGTTGCACTCTTCAGAATCACCACGGGGGTAGAACCACCAAATTTCGCCGAAGCGCGGCACCTTGGTAGCCCAGACCTTTTGCCGTTGTTCGTAATTCAAATTGTCGAAGAACCAGTTTTGGTTCAACGGGTTTGGTATCTCTTTGACAACACCGTTGTACAGCAAAAACCGGTCAACCCCGCACCAATAGTACACCCCGTCGTACTCGATAACAGACTGAGACGATAAGATGGACAGCTGGCTGCTGATGATGTCATATCGCCAGTACTGAGGCGGAGTGCCGGTACCGCCGATGTAGGACACGCGCACAAGCGAGTCCAGGCTCCAGAACAAACCCGACGGGGAGTTAGAGCCGCCGCGCACCGGCAACCCTTGCACAATCTTACCCGTTGCCACGTTGACCGCATTGGCATCAGCCGATACCCAGTCTTGCGCGTTGCCCGCGCCGCTGTTACGTATCAACCCGTTATTGCCGTAGACGAAGACATAAGGGTGCAATGAAACCACCCCGCCCGACACCTCTACCTGGTTGTCAAAAGTGGCTACTACCGTGCCCGCCAGCACCGTGTTTGACAGCACTACCGTGGTTGTAGAAACCGAGACCACCGTTGTGTTTGCCGGGATACCGGTTCCAGTTACAAGTTGCCCCGCCGCAATCAACGGATTCGCAACCGCGATAGTGACCGAGGCGGTACCAATCGATGTGATGGTGTTCGTGAACACGCCTATCTTGCTCATAGACGTGCTGTCAATATCGCCAATCAGCACCGGAGTGTTGATGCTGCTGTCGATAGCGGCAAGGTTTTGCCCCGGATGCGCTAGCAAGCTGCCTACCCCTGCGCCGCCTACATCATAGAAGCCGTCAAACTGCCACAAGTTGTTGACGTTTGCGGTGAAGCTGGACAGGGTGAAGTCCACCACCCCGGCGCCTACCCCGGTGTTGTCGATTGTGAGCCGTTGCAGTCCGTTGTTGTAGCCGCTGAAGACATAGTTGAAGCTGTCCTGTGGGTTGACCCAGATGCCCCGCGAAGGACCGCTCAGCTGATTAGAGATGACCCGATACCCGCCCACCTTGCGGGGGCGCCCGCGCTGAAACCGAACCCACTGGCCATCGGAGTAAAACTGCTTGTCAAAAACAGTCCCGTCTCGCTGGATACCGGGCTTGGTGTCGAGCGCAAAGACCTTGTCTGTCATTAGAATGTCCCACCGCTGATTCCGTTGGTGAAGGTTCCAGTGCCATTAATCTCAAGACCCGTTGCGCTGAAGCTGGCCCTTTGAGTACCCAAAACAGTGATGTTGAGTTGCCCCGATCCGGGACGGTAAATGCCGGTGCTGGTCTCAGACGCAAAATTTAGCGTAGGGGCTCCAGCCGTGCCGTTCGCAAGCGACAACGTAGACGCTCCTGCCGCGACGGTTGAGGCGTTGAACAAGTTGGTCGAGTCGCAAAGCAAAATCACCTGCTGCCCGGCAGGGACTGCGGCCGTGGCGCCCCCGGCCACCCCGGTGGTGAAGGTGAGGTCGTAGCCCGCGCCGGTGCCGTTGGTCTGGTTGGTGATGTAGTAAACCTGCACAGTCTGCGGCACTACAATAGTCACGTTGCCGGACAGCGTACCTGTGTACTTCTGGACAACGTTCGACGCTTCCGACGAGGTCAGCGTGTACGACCCGGACGTGACCGCTCTGGTCAGCTGCGTGAAGTTGAACTGCGTGCTCTTGCCCAAGCCCACAGTGTAGAACGCCGCGCCTGAGCACGCCACTACGCACGAGTCTGCCGGTTGCAAAGACAACGTAGCGGAGCCGTTGATGGTCTGTCCGCCGGGAATAGACACCGTTAGTTCGCCGGTGCCTCCGTTGCGCAGAAGCATGAACCAATCGTCGCCCAACGTCGCGGCCGAAGTCATGGTCAGCGTGCCCGCCCCGCCCGTCCACACGTAAACCGCTCCCCGGTCGGCAGCTACGGCCGTGTAGTCAGACGAAAACGTCTGCACGGGCTGGCTTTGGTTCAACGTTGCCCCGATAGCCTTCAACCCCAAGCCGGCCAACGAAGCGGCGTCCGCAGCGGAAGTACCTGTGCCAAAAGCGATGTTCCCCCAAGTCCCTTGCTCGTCAGGATTGGTGGTGATGTAGATGTACCGGGTTTCCCCTGCCGCTATGGTGATCAGCGTGTTTGTTCCGGCGTAGTTCTTGACCGTGAAGGTGTTTGCCCCCACGTTGCGGATCAGAGCGTCGTTGCCTACCGACGTCTGATTTGCGGGCGGCATCCAAAGCGCCAGCCCCGATGTCGAGGCTGTCACGTTCATTATGCGGGCTGCGTAGTCATCAGTCGCGTTGCCGTTGATCGGCCACTCAAGCTGCGTGTTTGCTGACAGCGTAATCGCCCGGAATGAAACGTCCGTGGGCTGGATTACGGTACCCGTGAAGGGTGAGTTGAAACTCATTCAAAGCTCCTTCAGGAATCCTGAGCCACTGCCTGCCTGTCGCCAATACGTAGCGTGTCTTCGTTTTTCAGCACCGCCATGATCTTGTCGTACTGCTGCTGCCACATCGGGGTACGCTCGTCGTTTTTCAGGAACGGCATCGCTTGCAGCAGCGTTCCGTACAGCAACGCCTGCGGAGCATAGATAGTCAACCAGTTTGTCTGGTTGGACGAGTCGAGAGGCTGCAGCCGTTCGTAGTAGAGCACTTCGTAGACGTAGCCGACGGCGGGGGTAGGGGCGACCAACCAGTGCGTGTAGTCGTAGTCGCAGTAGAACTTAGGTACGTCTACCTGCGTAGGATCAGGCCAGTACTCACGCAAGTACTCGTACTTTCGAAGCAGCACCGGATAGCGCTTGCCGGCCACCGTAATATTCATAGACACCGTCTTGCGCCACCGAGCGGGTTTGTCTATAATGGGGCTATTAGCTACCATTGCGCTCTGCGTAACGATCAGGTTGCCTAGAAACTTCAGCTCCGACGCTATCACCTGCTCAGCCAGCATGACGAACGTAGGAATCTTGTCTAGGGTGGCTTGGTCGGTTCGCTCCAAGTAGGAGCTGATATCGCCAACTAGAGAGTTGTAAGTCATGACCGCAGCGGTAGCCATCACCAACCTCCTTGCCGTTTCTTAGCCGCTGCCATGTTGTCTATCAAATTTGGGTAGGGCCGACCAGCGGCTTTTGCTCGTTGCTTGGCAGACGTCTTCTGTTTGGGTGTGAGCGGTTTAGACGCTCCCAGACGGCTGGGCCGGGGTTTGTCCCACACAGGTTTTTCGCGCTTCATTATATAACCCCTCGTTTACCCCAGCAGTGCCGCTTCTGCGGCTCTACGCTTGACCAGACCGGGCAGTACACGCCCGCCACCGCGCACCCACAGGGCCAACTGCTCCTTGGCACCTTCCCAGTCCTGCTCGTCAATCTTACGCCGCAGGGTGCTGCCGCGATAC